TGTCTTGGCTTGGTTTCTTGTGGTAAGCCCTGCAGCTTTTTGATTCTCTGTGTGAATGTCCCCATGAACAACCTTCTCGGCATAGTCTCCTCCATCATATTTAGCTATGTAATGTGCCAAGCATCTAAGTTCCAAACCAGAAACATCAATGCCTACTAATTCTTTTCCTAAAGATGGAATGAAAAGTGAACGACACTCCTTACCATACGGTACACCGTTGGCAGGTACTTGGGCTACGTTTGGGTATGCATGGGTTGCACGTCCAGTTATAGCCCCATTTGTATTTACAGAGCCATGTATGCGTGAGTTCTTTTCTACTTTTAACCATGCTTGGTTACCATCTCCAAGTTGTCCTAACCTTTTAAGTAAGGTGTAGTATTCAACAAGAAGTTTTGCTTCAGGATAATCTAGGTGTGATAGAACTTCTTCATCCACCTTGGGTTTACCATCATTGGTAAAGTCTTTTGGTATCCATCCTCGAATAGTTTGTAAACGATTAGCAACATGGTCACGACTACTAGGGTTAAACTCTATGAGTTTTACTTTATGTGTAGGTACACCTTTCTCGTACCCAAACTTTTTTGAATTTACTTTCGGAGTAAAAGGTGTCTTAACTTCCCAATCAGGGAAGACGGTTCTGAGTTTAGTTTCGAGTTCATGTTTTCTGGCTGACAATTCTGCATATAAAGAACCTGCAGTCTGTTTGTCAAAGGCAAATCCATAAGTCTCTTGCCTGTAAATAATTTCAGTAAGTTCATGCTCTAACTCCAAGGCTTGTTGCGAATAATTTTTTTCACTAATTCTATTCCATAACGTATGAGTAACATTACAATCTTGGATACAATAGTCCCACATCTCCTGACTGAATGTTTCCCATCCACCATCATAGTCATCTTTATAATCTCCAATCCTATGACCCCATGCTCGTAGACTATGAGAGCCTATAAGTTTGCTAGGGAAGTTTGTTCTTGTGAAATCACCTTGCTTTATGTCTGCCCATATTAAACGTGTGCATACAAGTGTATCTCTTACAAGACCTTTAGGGTTAAACGTAGTCAGCTTCTTTAGTACAGGTATGTCATACTTAATAACATTGTGTCCTATAATTAACTCAGCATCTTCTAATCGTTTAACCCCTTCTTCCCAATTATCTACATAAGATATAATTTCATTTGTATCTATGTCCTTTAATATAAGACAATGGACTTTACTAACTGTATCTAACAGTCCATCTGTTTCTATATCGAATACATATCTCAAACTAAATCCTCCATGTTTGGTGGTTTATAATTCTTACCCTTCTGAACCTTACCCCAATCGTTTAACTGAGGGATGCCATTGATTAACTTACTCATGTTAGATTTATGAACTCTGTTGAAGGCTACTTGAACTGGTAGTCCAAACGTAACTGCAAAGCCTGATACTACATACATCAAATCACATAGTTCTTTAAGAATGTTTTGTTTAGTTTCTTTGTTTATCTGTCCACTATTCTCTTTAAACTCAAAGATACTTTTCTCTACTTCATCTTGTAGTTCATTTAGTTCTTCTTTGATTAAGTTCATTCTTAGGTATAAGGCTTTCGGATTGTAAGGTATGTCAATATCTTGACCCATACACTTTTGAAAGTCTCTGACGTATGTTTCTCGTAGGTTCTCTGACATTTTGTTCCTTTCATAATTTCTTCAGCTATTATAAATACGTGTCCTAACATTAGAACTCATCCTTCTCTTCATTAAACTCTAGTGTTGTCTCAGTCATTCTTCCTGTGTCTGGAGAATACTGAACGTGACAGGCAACTCCTGTGTCACCACTAAACCTGTTCTTTAATACACGAACAGTAGTTAAGTTAGAGTCATCACCTTGTTGGTTTCTTTCAAGAGAGATAACCATGTCCGATAGTTGTGCAATAGCATGACTACCTCTTAGTTGAGACAGAGATGTTTGTGCACCTTCTTCATGTCCTTTGTTTCCTTCAGGACGTTTGAGGTGTGATACTAATATCAATCCAACACCTGTCTCTTGTACTAAGGTTCTTAACATAGTCATTGCATTGTCTATCAATCGTCTTTCATCACCATCCCCAAGACCAGAAACAACAATACTGAGATGGTCAAGAATAATCCAATCACATTCTGTTCCTTGTGATAGAAAACGTACTCGACTGAGGAGGTTGTCGATAGAAGTGCTACCGTAACTATCGTAGAAAAATACCCTACCATTACCGATACAATTATTGTACGCATCAAGTAACTCAGACTCTTCGGTAGGAACATTACCAAGATGTAAAGGTTTGTTAAGGTGTAGCCCCATAAGTCCAAGAGCAGTTCTCTTAACGGTTTCTTCGAGCATAATAAAACCAACACGTTCTCCCATCTTGATAAGGTTGTAACCTATCTCTCTGACAAGAGCACTCTTACCTATACCTGAACCTGCAGTTATAGTTGTAAGTTCTGACTTACGTAAGCCATGTGTCTTCTCATTGAGTCCAACAAAAGGATAGTCAACAGAGACAACTACATCTTCTTTAGATACGTCACCCCATAGGTCTTCTCCACTTACAATACCATCAGGTCTAAATACTTTAGCTGACCATATGGCATCTATAAGTTCTTTGATTCTACCTTCAACTAACATATCGTTAGCATCCTTGAGAGGTAGTTGTGCTATCTTAGCTTTCCCAGGCTTTAGTACAGAGGCACAAGCATGAGCAGCCGATTGTCCTGAATCGTCCATGTCAAACATAAAGATGACACTCTCAAACTTCTCTAACCATTCGAGAGACTTTTGTACATCTCGCTTCGCACCTTGCGAACCATTCTTTATGGAGACAACTGCCCATTTATTTCCCTGTGCCTGACTGACACTCATGCAGTCTAGTTCACCTTCGGTAACGACAACCATCTTGCCACCGTCTCTCCACAGGTGTTGACCAAACAAGCCAACATCTTGTGATGAACCAATCCACTTGAATGTCTTATCAGCAAACCTCAACTTCTGTGCTACTATCTTATTGTTGTGCTTGTAGTTCGCTACCTGACATGGATTACCCATGTGAGTCGTAACTCGGTAGTCAAATTTAATACAAGTGTCTTTATTTATTGCACGTCTGTTGAGGCTTTTGATTTCACCTTCCGAGAATATTGTTTCTTGTTCTTTATTATCTGTTGCGAGTACTTTGTGGAAACCAAACTTCTCGCTACTAGATTCCGTTGCTTCCATTTCGTTTCCTTTTTCATAATGACCACACCCAAAGCAGTAACCATGTCCATCAGAGTAACGTGCCAAGTTATCCTTGGAGTCACATTTAGGACATGGTTCATGCATAATAAAAATTACATCACTCGTTTGAGTACTCGTCATCTGACCTGTATTGTGCATACCATTCTCCTACATTAAATGTTGGACAATCTTTCTTAGATATGTCGTTGTGTCCAATGACCTTTGCGTTAGGGTATCTGTTTGTTAGAGTGTCAATGACTGCTCCGAAAGATTCCCATTGCTCTTCTGTGAAATTGTTTTCAGATGACTTACCATCTTCAGACAGTCCACCTATTAAGCAGACAGAAACAGAACCAGAGTTGTAACCACTTGCGTGTGCTCCTACTTCTTCTATATGTCTACCTTCTTCTATCTCTCCGTTACGTCTAACAACAAAGTGATAACCTATCTTTAACCAACCACGTTCCCTGTGCCATCTGTCTATATCAGCAGCACTTGTATCCATGCTTGGTTTAGTTGCAGCACAATGCACAACTATAAAGTTAGTCTTAGTTCTTTTATTCATATTCCTAATACCTTAATTGCCTTCATCCTAGAAGGGGTTTGGTTTTCATTTATCCATTCGCTAGGGATACTTCTATCGGCATAGTCGAAGCCATACTTGATACACCACATTGCATAGGTAGTCTTAGACTTAGTACCTAATCTTTTTTTGGAATTACTAAACACAAATCTAATATCAATCTTAGGGTGTTGTTCCTTTATGAGTTTATGTTTAGTTCTATCTGAACTAAGGAACTGTCCTTTTGTTTCTACTATAATTCCATTCGGTAATACAAAATCTGGTTTGTATCTTGAGGTAGGTTTGTTGTAAGTGACCCAACCTTTAGGTTCATAACTAAACTTGATACCTAATGCGTTGAGTTCACTTGCAACTTTTTCTTCGAGTCCACTACGATAACCTTTAGCCCTAGCGATTTTACTAAAAGTCCTCTTGTGCATCTGCAGTATCGAACCCACTTTGACTTGCCTCTGACGAGGCTTCATAACCTTCGGTTGCTTCAAAACCGTAGCTGTCTGCATTACCACCACCCTTTACTAATTCAATTATCTGTACTGCTTTTAGTCTCAGGCTTACACCTGCACCAACAGCACCAACATAGTAAGGAGCAAGGTCAGCACTAATCTTAATCTTAGAACCACCCCAGATATCATCTATATCCTTGAGTAAAGTTCCTTTAGCATCAAAAAGTTTTGGAGAGATACGAAGAGTCTTACCATCTTTAGTTTGTATCTGTGCTTTAGACTTAAACTTAAACAAGATGTTACCTGTCTCCTGTTCATCCCCATCTACTTCATTGTAGTAAGGTGGGTCTTGTAACTTTATCTTCTTACCTTCAGGTGCTAGGGCTTTTGCTTTTTCCATAGCTTCATCTATCTTCTTGATGAGAGGTTCAGCTTCACTACTATGTAGCGAAAGGCTAACCTTGTATTCACCTAACGCATTAAACTTTGTGTCAGGATTAATCAACCAAGGATAGATTGCTCTACCTGCAGGTGTGACTATATTTTCGTATTGTATTTTATTCATTATTAACCTCTTAATAGTTTCATTGGTCTAAGTGAGTGGGTATTAATTATGCAAAGAAAAAGGAACTCTCAAGCACGTGGTCTAAAACAAGATTACCTTTAGTTGGTATTGGTTCTATCTCTTTGTGTCTGTGTTCAGGTAGAACTTCTAAAAGATAATTCCTAAACTCTTCTAGTACATCCATCTGTGAATACATCTCAACAAATGCAGTACGTAATGCACCCCACATTTCTTCAGCATCTGCAGCATGAGTACCATAGCTATCATGTACCATTGCAAAAGAATGTATGTCTAACTGCTTGGCAACATGAAGAGTAATCATCAGGTGACTAGCATCAATACTATGTACAAAGTTAGGAGAGATACCATTAGCTTGTCGGTTCTTATCTAACTTGCCTGTCTGTGCATACACTCTAGGTTTAAATACTTTGCCAAGTAACTTGGTTTGTATCTGACTAGACTTAACTTCTTGGTATGCCTGTAGCACAGGAAGATTACATGGTGTGTCCCACCTGATAGGTAGTCCTTCTGAAGATGCAACCCTTGCTGCTTTTTGTAACCATGCCATAGCATCAGTTGCTGCATGAACAACCTCAGATATAGATTGCCATATCAACTTGGACAAGAAGGTTGCTGCTTTAAATACATCCTCACCGAATGGATGTGAGATACCTTTGTCACGTTGCTCAACAATATAATCCATTACAAAATCTGTAAAAGAATATTGCTTACCACCATAAGGCAACACCATACATGGACGTTTGCAACAAGACCTAGATACACCATACTCAATCCACTTCTGTGCTAAATCATCTGGCATTTCTTTTAGCTTATGTGTAACTGTATCAGCTACCTTCTGATAGATGTCTTGTGGGTCATCCATTGGTACAAGATTAACTTCTTTACCTGTAGTCTCTGACCTTAACATTGCTGCAAAATGTTGGAGTCCATTACAACTACCATCAGCACAGACAGGAAGACTAGACTCAAAGTTATCAGGGTCAGCAACAAGACCTTCCCATTCTTTACAGAAAGCTAAGAACTGAAAAGGTTTATCAGATTCTTTAGCCCACCATAGGTCAGCCAATGGGTCTTTGGCACAGGATAGTATTCTCTCTTGGTTATCTTGCACCCAATCAATACGTTCTTGCAGAGATGCTTTATCATAACCAAACATATTTGCCCCATGTATGGCTAAGTGACAAGCCCCTTGCTCATTTAATTTTTTTGCCTCAGAAAAAAGCAGTAGTCCTTTGGCAAAGTCTGTGCCCTGTGGGTTCAGATAGTTTGGTACTGCATAGATACGTCCTCTAAAATCTAATTGATATACCATGTAGATAGCCTTCTCATCTTTGAACTTGTCAGCTATCTGTATTGTCTTCCTCAACAAGAGTCTCTTTGATGCCATACGATTGTTCTCTGTATGTATGATGACTGCATTTCTTTTCCAATTAATCTTAGCTTGTTTATTTGTAGCAATATCATGTGGCTTGTTAGGAATTTCTGCGTTCTCTGATGGTGGTAAGCTAGGTAAAGCTATGCCACTATCCCAGATGTCCTTCAGTACCTGTAAGACAAACTGATTGACCTTGAACCCTGTCTGTTGCATAGCATTAACTGCTCCATAAACCATAGGCATATCAAAGTGCTTGAGTTCTTGTAGGTAGTTCTTGTTCTCAGTCTTAACAAGAGGTATCTGACGAACATGATGAGTGTGATAACCACCATCTGTAGGTGTAGTCCAATCTTTAGGTGGAATAACACAAGGATAAAACTCAGGTCTGAGTATCTCTTGGAAGGCAGTAAGGTCTTTGATTATCTTTAGTGTAGTCTCTGATGCCAACAAGAGTTGCCTTCTCTTGCCACCCTTCATCATACTCTTCAGTTCTAACAGACCTGTATTGACTATAGTTAAATCAAGTAAGGCATTACCCACCAAGAGTTTCTCTCTCTGTGTCCATGATGTCCACTCTTGTCCATCTCTTCTTGATGACTCAATTAACTTACGTCTCTTATAAGTATAGCCTGATGACCTCTTGTCTAGGTCTTTCTTGACTACCCTATACAGACGAGGATTGTTTTCCTCAAAGGTTCTTATCCTTAACTCATCCTCAATAGCCATACCTAAAGCTACTGCAGAACTACTGTAGTCTCTCTTCCTAGTTATCTGTGATAGTGCCACCCTCAAGGTGATGACTGCTATGACTGATGGCTCTAGGTCATCCAACAAGACTGCTGATGTAGCTGACTTACCTGACCTACCCTTCATAGAAGATTCTATGTGTTCTTTGATAGCTTCTTCTACCTTTAAGACTGTCTGTCTCAAGAGGTATTGACCATAGCTAGTCGTAGATTCTTGGGCTTTCTCTGCTTTTTGTAGGTTATTCTTGTGGAATCTGTGGATTCCTTCTTCTCGCATTTCACGTTCTAACGATACTTGTCGTGTGTCCATACTGAACTCTCCATAAAAGTTGTCTACGATTGTCTAAAAAACCTGACGTAAACAGGATTAAGATGCCCCTGACTTCTCAGGGGACTTGTTAACTTTATGAAGTATTTGAATTACTTAGAAGGTGTGCCCAGGGTCGGACTCGAACCGACATGACATTTCTGCCGAGGGATTTTAAGTCGAGTGACTTAGGATTACCAATCTATAATTCAGATACTTACACATATCAGCCTGTCATATTGTCCATAAATTTGTCATCAGATTCTAACACTCTACTCGCATCTAAAAGATTTTGCGTATCTAGGTGTGCATATCTTAGAGTCATGTGTATAGACTTATGACCAAGCCATTGTTGTACAACTTGCAGTTGTATTCCTCGCTGAACAAGACGAGATGCACAGGTGTGACGTAAGCTATGTAAGACAAACTCTTTGTCATCTTGTAGACCCATGTCATCACGTAGCCATTCCCATACACGTCTTATCTTGTCTTCTGTAAGATTAAATATAGGTTTGTTTTTTAGTCTGCCTTCTGTGTCAATACGAGTCTGTAATATATTCTTAACTCGTCTTGTCAACGGAACAGTACGAGGATGTCCGTTCTTAGTCTCCCAAACAGAAAGAGTTCCTTTGTCTAGGTCAACGTCACGACAGGACAAACGTAAGCCCTCTCCTCTACGTAAACCTGTGTCCAACAGGAACAAGAAAAAATCTCTGCAGTCTATTTCTTGTTTAGCAGTCAAGATTTGAACAAGATAGGCTTCTTCTTCTTGGATTAAATATCTTAGTCTACCATTCTTAGTTGGTATCCAATCAAGTTTAGGTTTCCTATCTATCCACCCTCTGTCTACTGCTAGATTTAGTGACTTAGATATACAAGCACTAATCTTGTTGAGTGATGATGCTGATGCACCATTCTTTTTGAAGTGTTGGATAACGTCATCAATCAGAGTGGCACTTATGTCTGCAATAGGAACATGACGTCCCATGACATCAAGTATTTTATCTTGTCTACGTATCTGAGTTAGACCCCAATCAGAGTCTGACCAATACTTATCTGCAGTCTTTTGGAACAAGATTTCAGATGTCATACCTAAGACACAGTTTGCTTCAGGTAAAGGTAACCCATCTTCAATACATTTCATACAATGCTTTTCAAGTTTGACTGCATCATTCCTAGAGGAACATGACTTGCGAAATACGACACCCTTTTTACGAATGTCTACTTGCCAAGCATTTGCTATTTTTCTAATTGGCATATGATTCTCCTGTGGTTTGAGGTGCGTATAGTAATTTAAAATAAAGGGTCAAACAAGATACCTTTTTGCATTAAAGTATGATAATGATTTGCTTGTGATTTGTAGAACTCTGCCTTCTGTGAGTTTTCGTCCCACTCAAAGTCATACTGAAGTTGACGTAGCTTTTTATATTCGCTTACTACGTCAACAAGATGTGTGTTTGTTGGTATTGGGTCAATGTACAAGTATCTTCTCCTCTCTAACTCTGTAATAGTCTTCTTCATTAGTATATATATCGTCATACTCATTAATATTACAAGAGTAGATAGCACAGTTAGTTATATTAGTAACATCATCAGTCCATACGTTTACATCATAAGGCATATTCTCGTACCAAAATGAGTGCCAAGTATCACCAATGTCATCATTATGTATTGCCTCAGTTAATACTTTATCAACATAATAGTCAGCAATAGATTTAAAGTGGTCATCTGTTTTATATTTGATTTCAATCAGGTTCATCATCAGTCCTTTCTATAGGTAAATAAACGTCAACATGAGAGTTACAATTAGGGTTAGGACAAGAAAGGTTAGTGACTATCCCTTCGTATGAATAGCCATCTTCCTCGCTTATATCATGGTCACCACCCCATATTAATTCAGTATTACAATGCCAACAGTTCATTGCTTTGCTAACTCTTCTTCTGTATAAATTTTGTTATCAATTTTAAGTTCATCTTGTTTGGCTATTTGTTCTGCAATAAGATGGTCAGGGTCAAAAGGAATACCTTTAGTACAATAAGTATTTATTTGTGAGTCATCACCATACTCAGTACCATGATACTCAACAGAAGACGTATCAAGATGGGCTACTTGTCCTTCAGCATAACCATGCTCACTACATAATTCTCCTACTTGTTCATCAGTCAATGGAACGTCTGACTCTACAGTCCATGTCCTGATGTCAACTGATTGTTCTTCATGTGTATATCTATACTTCACAGAGTCCTCCTCTAAAGTTTCTAATCGTTCTATCATTTGTTTATATTGTTCGTCATTACTTTGAGTACAACCATCAAGACCTAACATATCTTTGATAGCATACTTAATCTTAATTAGTTCTAGTTTATTTTTCTGTGTCATTATTTACTCCACTTCAATACCAATTTGGTCTACGTCATTTATAGTTAACTTAATAGTATCTCCAACTTTGATGTACTTCTTCCACATAGGAAAAGCTATACGTCTATCTTTCCTACCCTTAGTTCTAAATAGTTTAAGAGTACAATCATCTTCGTATATACCTCTAATCATGTAGTAAGCACCATAAGTATTGAATGGTTCTTCACCAAAGTAATGCTCAAAGAAACCCATGACAGACTTGTTAGCATCTATACAAGACTTGTCATACATTGTTTGTGTTACAGTAATCATTTAGTCCTCCATTAAAGTTAATACTTGGAGACACATGGAAAAACTATGAAGAAAAGCCATGTGTCTACAACTACAAACTTACATATAGGAAGGGCTATATAAAATTACAAGAGGGAACAAGATAAAAAATTTATGAAGGGAACAAGAAGGGAACAAGATGGAAAATATGGTGAATTTTTGGGAAATTTTAGACTATAGATTATTAACTTGTTAATTATAATTCTCGAGCTGAGTTTTTTTAATTAATTCAAAGCAATAAAAAAGGTCTATAAAAATTAATCTATAGACCTTTTTTTTATTTAACCTTTTCAATAATAGTAGTTGTTTTATTTTTGGTGTAACAAAGTAAACAATCTTTACACTTTGAAAAACAATTAATACTAAAATCATTAACTTTGTCTTTAGTAATATTATTAAAAGTTTTATCAAAGTATTTAATAGGCTTATCAATAGGTTTATTTAATTTACTATTTGAATAAACCAAAAATAAGTTTTTAGGTTTTTTATTAGTATCAAAAAATATAGTTATTAAATCATATCTTTTAGACCATAATGTAAAATTGCAATGTTTATTCTTTTTTGCAATGTTAACTAAATTTTCAAGGTGTATCATATTAATTAATTCACCATGACTATTAAACCTAAAATAACTATTGAATATAGTAGGTAGTAAAGATTTTTGAATTAATTGTTCACTTAATAAACGACTATTCTTATCTAAAACATTAACCATGTTTTTTCTAAAAGTTTTTAATGATTTTTGGCTATAACATAAACTACAAATAGACTTTTTATTTTTAGCTTGTTTACTACAATAATCATTAGTTAAGGTATTTGTTGAAATACTATTAATTAATTCTAGTTTTCCAGACCCTTTAGAAATATGTACTTGCGAAAATTCCATTTTAAACCCCTTGTAATAGTTAAAAGTTAATATCCAAGGTTTTAGAAGGTTATAGGACGTAAAGCCCTATAAACCCTTTTAAAATGTTTTTAAGCTATAATTAATATAAAACCAATAAAGCTAATAAGTAAGATTGTTTCTAATAATGCTTTAATAATCATATTAGAACCTACTATCAACAAATCTAGATAAACCCCTTTTATTTAATATATAAGTAAAAGCGATATTATAAGAATTTTCACCAAAAACAGATTGAACAATATGACATAATTGTTTAGTTGAAAAACCTCTAGTACTTGAGTTTTTAGCTTCTATAATTAAATCGTCAACATACTTATGTACATCAACAATTAAATTGTAACTATCTTGAAGCCTGTTAGCTTTTTCATTAATCATTATATTGACCCCTTTTCAAAGTTAGAAAATAAACCTACCACCCTTTTATTAACTAAGTTTAGGTTTTCAGCTTTTACTTTTAAATATTTGTTTCTTTCCATAGTTGGCATAGAAGGAATAAAAGTTTTATTTCCTGCATTGCCTAAAAAGTAATATTTAGAGTTTAAGCCCCAATGAAGCCCTAAAGACTGCTTGCCTCTAGTTATTCCATATCTTCTTTTATTAACCCTAGATGGCTTAATAAATTCTCTTCTTGCTTTGATTAAAGATAACATTTGGATTAATGATATTTTATTATTGTTTTTCATAGTTTTAGACTTTCTAAAAAATACTTATAGATAATTCTATAAGCAAGGTTATTAACCTTCTAAAACCTCGAATAAATCACCAACAATAAGAAACAGATAGATTTTAAATTTAATCTGAATTAATCTTATATTCTTTTTTAATGTTTAATTCAAGTTTAAAATAAAAAAAAACCTTAGAAATTAATCTAAGGTTTTTATATTAAGTTTTATTTAAGTTTTATCTTTTAGTTTTATTAAATCTATAATTAATAGAAAACATTAATAACCCCATAGTAATAACACCTAATAAACTAAATAATAAAAATAGATTTAAACCAATAATAAAATCAAATAATATTGTAGTACCCAAAAAGTTTATTAATGCAATAAACCAAAATGTAATACTTAAAGCCTCATAATGTTTAAATCTTGTAATTGTCTTTATCATAATAAATCCTCATAGTTTGTTTAAAGTATTCTTAATCATTAAAGAAAGATTAATTAAAAGTAAAGCTATTAGATTAATAAATGTTTTCTTTAGGTTTATTAATTAGAAAAAAACAGACCAAAAGAAAGACAAAGCTAAAGAAAAAAACTAAAAGCAATCATTAATAATAGTAATTGGCTATTTAATCCCATGGTAAAGCAATTATTCCTTTATTATTTCCCATGTTATACGCAATATTTATAGACATATGGTGTATCTTTTTATTTTTTATAGGGCTAGAGGTTACCCTAATGGGGAAATTTTGGTGGATGGTAGTACGTATACCACCTCAGATTTTTTTAGTAAAACTAAAGGCTCATTTCTAGCCTCATCTAAAGTAATACCTAAAGTAATACCTAAAGTAATACCTAAAGTAATACTTAAAGAAATGACATATCCCTATTACCTATATACTACCTATATAGTGGACTATAGTTATACTATAGTTATACTATAGTTATACTATAATGGGGTTTACCCCCCTATCTATGTGAGGGGGTATTAATTGTTATGGTCTATCTCTACCTTCATATAGGTTAGTCCAGTTGTCTGTATTACCTTTCTTACCCATAGCTGCTTCCATGAATCTGTCTAACTCATCTTCTAACAGTTCGTTCTTATGGTCTTGTACAGCCATGTCTATGTCTCTATCCATAGTTTCAATCCAGTAGGCTACAGCTATACTTAAAGCATCTAACCTATCGTCATGTATAAGTGCACCTCTGTCACGTGTAAGTCTGGTAAGTTGATAGAACAGTTTATACTTTAGTTCTGTCTCAGAGTTGTAGTCATCAAGTATTACCCTCTCATCTACTACGAGCCTGTGTTGATTGAGCATAGGTTCTAATGTATCAATGATACGTTTCTCTTTTTGAACATTGTGTCTAACTTCTTCTATACTTACAGGATGCTTCTTAGCTAAAACAGGCTTTAATAATTGCGTAAACATTCCATCTCCGAAGTTGCTTTCTACAATTATTTTGTTGACGTTCTGCGACTTGGCTACGTGAGTCAAGACTGCCAGAGAATCCTCTTGATAACCATTCTTCGTCCCCCCACAGGCTGTCAAATATAGTTGACCTTTCATCATCTTGACTACTGCGTAAGCTGTTTCGTCCTTTCCTCGTCCTGCAGGGTCGATACTCATCACACTTCCGTCCCAGACAGCAGTCTCTGGGGATATCGTCATAGGATTGCACCAATAGTCTCCTTTTAATCCAATGTTAGGTAAATGCTTACATCCATCTAGTTGTTCTTTGCCTGATGCCCATTGTAGTTTTACTGGGGCTTCAGACCATGTAGAACAGCCAGACATAACCATAAGGTCATTTAGCTTCAAAGGATACTTATTGGCATCAGAGAGGCTTACATCAAGCATAAACTGTAATGCAAATCCTGACTTACCATAAGATGCTTCTCGTTCTAGTAGGTCATCATCATCAAATCTTAGTGGGTCTGTAGGTTTTCCTTCGTGTCCTTCTTTCTCAGCAATGACAGGTGCTAGTTTTCTACCCATAGCTACCTTTAGTCGGTCATCAGGAAACCTAGAAGTCCATATTCTAGTTTTATATCCACGTTCATCTAGTAAGTTATAGATGGACATTTCTGTTTGTGGTGTACCTAAGAACACAATACGTCCTTTAGGTTTTATAATAGCTTCAAATTCTTTAATAGTTTCTGCTAACTTGTCTCTCATCATTTGTGTCATGGAGTTGTTAGCTGATTCAACGTCATCTGCAATAATTAAATCTGCTCTACTTCCTGTTAACTGTCCAGTTACCCCTAGAGACTTCACAGACGGTGCGTGAGAGGCTTTAGCAGGTGAGACGTCAAATGATATCTTAGACATTCTTTGTCCATCCTTGGGTCTTAAATGGGCAAGAAGAGGCATCTCATGTATTAACCTTAATGTAAAGGTACTAAAGTCATCTGCTCTAGTCTTTGATGCTGATACCACAAGTATATTCATTTGTGGATTTAAGTATAATTGGTGACAGACATAAGCAGATGTAATCCACGACTTTCCTACACCTCGAAATGCTTCTATGACTTCACGTCTTTCGTTGGTGTTCTGTAGATAATCTGCTATGTCGTACTGTATTGGTGTTGGGTCTGGTAGGTTTAGATGCTTCCATGCCATATATAGGAAGTTCTTAAAATCTTTTACCATGCTTTGCAACTCCAATAACGTGCTGATGTTTTATCTTTGGCTGTAGAACAGTTGTGTCTAGCACGAAAACTTTTTCTGTTAGAAGGTTGATTCTTTTTGATGCTCATATTAGGGTCACCAAACATAACCTTCTTAACTTTACCGTTGTTCATTACGTAGACTTTAGATTTCTTTCTACCATAACCTGCTTCACCTTTACCTATCCTAGATGGTTTACCTATGGATACACTTGCTCCTCCATATGTAGCCATGACTAAGACTTTTTAGCTTTTTTCTTTGGGAATCCTGCCTTCATGTTTGCGTAGGCTTTTGGTGATACTGTTGACTTTGACTTAGGACGAGATGTCCCTGCCTTTTTTCTCTTGTTCATATTGTCATATAGTGACATCTGTTCTCCCACTTCTTTTTTCTAATTTTTGTGTTGGTTAAAATATCTAGTGCTTCTCTATCATCTGCTTGTTGCCATTTAGCAATCTCTGAGGCTGTCCTAAAACATCCTGTACAATATCCGAAGTCTGGATTTACGTGACATTTCTGGGTGCATGGACTGTTAATCATTGTACTGAATCAAGTTCCTCATCAAATGGTAAATCTTTTAGTATCTGCTGCATGACATTATCGTCAGTCGGCAATGCTGTCATGTCATTGTCTTTTAAAAATTGTCTAACTACATTCATTTCACTAGCCTTAGACTCTGGGTCACGTACTGTTTCCAAAAGTTTATATGCTAGTTCTTCATGTAGTTGTTCCATTAGCTTCTTCATTTTTGACATTTACATGACTCCTTCTTCTCTTTCATACGGTACACAATGTTTATACCTGTATTAACAAAAACACCTATTACTGTTAGGGTCTGTAGAAACAGCCCAATCAAAACTAAATCTATTACTGTCTCCATTTATTTTTTTCCAAACATCTTTGTTGCACCTTTGATTCCAAATGATGCACTTACAATAACTCCTAAAGTGTACTGAAACCATACTGGTGTTTGCTCTAGTGCCATAAACCCTCTTTCGACATACTCAACTGTCCAAGGCAAGAAGCATAGTAGCAAGGGTATGCTAAACAAAATTGTTAAATACTCGTCTTTCCAAGAGTCCTTTGAACCCTTTATGGCTTCTACATCCCAAGCAATTTCACCTGTGATTTGTTTTTCCATTAAGGATGTTTCTGCTTCTATCTTAACTAGCTTTTGTTTTGCTTTGGCTTTCTTAGTTTCTACATAACCATCAACAGCACTTCCTGCTAGTCCTAATAGACCTGTTAGTATTTGTATCATGTGAACTTACCTTTTCTTAATTGAATACATTTGTACATTATAGCTTTCATATGTTTTAAATTTTCTGCAATATCTTTACGCATCTCATAAACTCTTGCAATACATTGCTGTTCTGTATCTAGTTTGTACATAGTGTCCTCGAATGTAACGCACATCTTTGGGTTTGCTATAGCACAAGCTACAACTAATGCTTTAAACATCATAATGTTCCCTGTAAAAATTTAATCCAAGTAACCATTCCTATGACACCTAATATTAAGATAGCAGTTACTACAGTTATGGTTAGATTTCTTTCTTTTATCTTTTGTTGTATAGCTAATTCTTTTTTGATTCTGGCTCTTTCTGAAGCTATTTCAGACTGTAATCTTTCCCATTGCCCAGGTTTTCCATATAGAAGAAACATAGAACGCAATTCGTTTCTCATGTCATCTAGCTGTTCTTTCTTGAAATGTTTTTCTATGGCTGAATCTTCTGCGAAGGAGAACCTACTGTTCTTCTTTTGGGTTTCTGCGAATTGAAGGTGGGCTTCACCTTGGGCATATTTTCCCACAGCATGGGAAAGTGAACTTAAATCTTTTCCAATTTGTATAGCTTTCATAATTGTATTGTGCCCTGCAGTAATTGCAGCGAAAGCAGAAATTGGGTCTATCATTTAGCTAACTTTCTATTTCATAATTATACTTATCATAAGGGCAACTACAGTTATAGTACTTGCCATTATCATTGCTTCTATTCTCCACATACGTTTATCAAGTGCTACAAGTTTGTCATCTACCATTTTGTAACGTAAGGCACACTCCTTCTCGTGGGCATCAAGTTCTAGTTGTACTTGGAGTTCAGGTTTCATTTGCATTTTCATTACCCTTTAATCTCCTGCAATGTAATAGTAGATGAACCTCTTGGTTTATTTGAGGCATCACCATCAGAAGCACTTCCGTTTAAATAAGCCTTTCCTCCATCTCCATTATAATCTCTTATTTTTAAAGAATAAGTTGTAGCACTCGTTGTTGTAGGGCTATCTAAAAAACTGAAAGTTTCATTAGTCATATGAAAAGTATTACTTACTCCACCTCCAGACGTAGTTACTGGGTGTCTGTTACCTCTACCACTTGCATTACCTACTGCATTAGTTATAACAGTTGAACCTTTGCACAGTACAAATCCAATTCCATTGTAGTTGTAGTAATAACCAACATTTATTGAATAAGTTATTAATATTTTTGATGAAGTTGAAGTTGGTGTTATAGAAACTGAAAGACCACTAATATCCGTAAGGTTAGTGCCACTACATACCATATCTAAAAAAAGATTTTGTACTACTTGTTCTGTCTGCAACACACTACCAACTGGAAGACGTTCAATGACACTTGCTGAATTTAGTTTTGTGAGTGGCATATTATCCCCCTATCTCTTGTGCTATTAGTATGGATATACCTCTTTCATGACCACTTGAATTTCCATCAGTTTGAGTTCTATTAAGATTTAATATAACATTGCTAGTTGTATGGTTAAAAGATACTATATAAGTAATTGCTGACGTTGTATTAGGACTGTCATAATAATTATAACTAACTGTATCTGCTGTAGAATCAGCATCAGCATCACGATAACCCATAGCAGTTTGAGCAATACCAGACCTTCTGCTACCTTCAATAGGAGCAGCAAGTTTTGTACTGTCTCTATAAAAACTCCATAAAGTTGTATGATTTGCAGTAACACTCATTTCGTGAAATACACGAGCAGTAAGCAGTATCTTAGAGTTAACTGACTTTGGTGTGATACTCAATGATAAGTGACTAGTTGAATCTGCTGCATTAGAAGCAATAAGTAACTCATCATTCGTGCCACTTGCAGTAAAACGAGTAGCACCCTCTTCTTGATGTACTACTGTCTGCAACACAGCACCTTTAATATAAGGAGTGCCAGTACCACTAGCATCTTGGAGGGTGTCTACTTTAAGAATTGATGTCATTTGTTATCCTCCTATCCTATTAAAAAGCCGTTAAATCTAGCACCTTGACGAACATTTACTGAAGTATCTGTACTAATTTGTATATTTGGTGTTAGTGTTTGACCTAAAGTAAGTTGTATTATTGAACTAATATTTGACGTTTGATAATTACCTCCTTGTGGGTCTTCTATATAACGATATGAAAAGTCTAAATTACCACCAACCATAGCACCATCAACAAACATATATAGATTGTTATAAGCAGATGCTTCAGCAGCACTATATTGAACCATTGCATTAAATTGGTAAATACCACTAACTGGAGCAGTAAAAACACCACCATTAGTTGTATCTACAGTTAGATTATTACCAATATCAAATTCTTTTGTATCAAAAGGTAGTGGTCTTGTAGTTGTAAGGTTTTGTCCTGCCTGTTCATTGCCAAGATAGCAAGACCATGCAGGTCTGTTAGGAAACAGAACACCACCACTTGAATCAACAGTCATAGCAACAGTTCCGTTGGTGTGTGCTATGTTTTGCACACCTATTGTACTACTCATGCTATACTCCTATTTCCATAATGGTTATACCTGAGCCAAGAACTCCACCAAAAAATCTTGCTCCATCAGTACCATTCATTCTAACTGTGCTTGAACCATTTCTTCCAACACGAACTTTAAATGTGGTTTCTGAAGTAGTTCCTGCCGTCATAAAATGAGTTAATCCATGATTTAGACACCCATTGGCTATGCTGTCAAAAGCAGTAGAAACTGCTATAGCATTTGCCATATTATCTTGAAACAAAGCCATAGTAAGCCAACTGTTTGTTGCTGTAGAACCCCAATGCCCATGAACATTAATGTATAGTTTATTAGTTGCTGAAGTAGGTGTGAAAGCTAAAGTTAAAAATTCATGTCCTTCATTATTTTGAGGAATAGTATCATCAAATGGCATTGTTGTTGTTCCAGTAGTTGATACAAAAGAAGTTACGTTGTCAATTTGTATAATATGACCTTTGGTATTGATTATACCACCAGTAGTTTTGGGTTGAATCTCGTCAACGAATAATTTAGACAATGGTCAATACTCCATTTACTGTTAATGTTTTGTTTGTGGGAATTGTGTAATCCCCTGCAACCATTGCACGTTCACCACTAGCTATTGTTACGTTGTCAGTAGCTGTACTACCATTAATCCTTATGCCATCTTTATAGACAGACGATGAGAACTTATCTGCACTTACTGAACCATCTGTAGGCACAACTGAATTACCAACTTCACCTAAAGCCAATATGTAATCAATCGTGTCTGACGTAGTTAAGTCTTCTGCAAACTGTATGCTTGAACCTGATACTGTGTAAGCATCATTAGGTGCTTGTGTTACACCATTGACAGAGACTATTAGTTGTTCTGCTGTGGCAGGAAAGAAAGCTGCTGAACCTTTAGTCAAAGGGTAAGTGTCTGTTAAACTGTTTGCCCCTGCCGTAATGGCATCTAGCTTATTGAACTGTCCAGTGAGTGGCTGTTTTCCTATGTAGGGCATGGCTTACTCCTTTGGGTGCTTGTCTTTAATA